ACCCAAAGCTTGCTAAGAACGAAAAGCTTGGCGTCGTATCAGCGCCGCTGCATCTTGCGCCCTATAACCTATCAGGCTTTCAAGTATGCGCAAAAGCGTCAGTCGGTTGCGCTGCCGCTTGTCTTCATACCGCTGGCAATCCCGCGCACATGGCCGGAAAAGACGCCAGCCGCAAAGATAAGACGCGCGCTTATTTCTTGCATCGCGACGCTTTCATGGCGTTGCTGGCGTTTGAGATTGCAGCGCTGCAGCGCAAGGCGGAAAAGCAAAAGATGCGCTGCGCCGTTAGGGTAAACGCCACGTCCGATTTACCGTTTGAACGCCGGACAATTGACGTTGACGGCGAAACAGTCAGCCTTATGGACCACTTCGCCGACGTCCAATTTTACGATTATACGGCGATACCAAAGCGCGCTATTGCATGGGCCAAGCGCGCCAATGATTGGCCCGCTAATTACCATATCACTTTCAGCCGCAAAGAAGATAACGACGGCGACGTGCGCGACGTGCTGGCGGCTGGTGGCAATGTTGCAGCGGTTTTCCGTGGCAACCCTTTTAAACACGGCTTTACCGCGCGCCAGCTTGCCGCCGTTGAGGCTTTGGGCGGCCAGACGCTATTTGACGGCGACGTTAGTGATTATCGCCCTGATGATCCGGCGCAAGGATACCAGCGGCTTTGTAATTTGATCCTCGCGCTAGTGCGCCCGCTACGGCGGGCGTATCGCGCGGCGATTAGACCGCATAACCAAAAGGAAAAATGAAATGTCACATAAAATCACGTTAACCGAAAGCCAGGTTTGCTGCCTGATTAATATTATCAAAACAGACATTGATCTGTCTGGCGAAGATGGGCTTTGGTCGGTTAACCTGGAGCACGTTGAGACTTGCGAGCATTACTATAACCGCGCCGTTTTGCTGACCATGTTGAAAGGATTGCCGCAATGACGGAAAAGCAAATTAACGCAATAGCGCTTGTGATCATGCTTGTTTGCGTTATCGTTTATCCCTGACAAGCAAACACAAAAGATAAATTAACCCGGCCTTCGCGCCGGGTTTTTTTATGCCTGGCGCCTGGCGATCCTGGCGATCCTGGCGATCCTGGCGATCCTGGCGATCCTGACGCCGCGTATAAGGCGATTTAAAGCGCCTTCTTAAAGCATGGCGCTTACCATAGCCAAAAAAAAGATAGCGCCTTGCGCCGCCTTACAGACGCTCTGGCGGCTTTTCTATAATTGGCCGTTAGAGCCATTTTAAGCGCCTTACAAGCCTATCTCGATATCATGAAGGATCATACGTGAGCCATGCTGCAATGGCGCTTGTGAGCGAAGCGATCCAATGTCAGCGCGCAATGCAAAAGGTACTATGGACTGAACGCCATGCAGGTACGCGCGAGGCATGTTGCTTTTTTAGGCGCAAAAATATTTATAAGGGGAGCATCAGGTCTGTTAATGAAATGGAAACAAAATGGCGTCGATGGCGGCGATTGCACACAAACTAGGGACAAGCACTAGAAAAATGGCTGATCTTCTGGATCGGGGCATAATAGATCGACAGCCGAGGGGCGGCTACGTTGAGGAAGACGTAATAAAGCAATACCTCAACCATTTGCGAGAGGTTGCGGCTGGCAGGTTTGCTGACGGCGATCTTGATTTGGGCAAAGAGAGAGCGCGGCTGGCGAAGGAGCAGGCTGACGCTAAAGAGATGGAAAACATGGTCGAGCGAGGGGAACTTCTCTATATCGACGATGTGATCAAGGACTTCGAAGATCAGCTTATGAAGTGCAAGACGAAGCTGCTTGCGGTTCCGACCAAGGTTGCAGCGGAAGTTTTTGCAGCGCAAGATGTGCCTGAAGTCCAAGATACTATTGAGCAAGCGATAAGGGATTCTTTGAGTGAGTTGGTCGGACCAAATAAGAGAGAATCAACAGAAGACATTTAGGGAGCGCCTGGCCCAAGCGCGTCGACGCGCTTTAAAGCCGCCATCGAAATTGACTGTTTCCGAATGGGCTGACGAATACCGGCAGCTTTCCAGCGAGAGTTCTGCGGAAGCGGGACGATGGAGTACCAAGCGGGCTGAATATCAGCGCGGTATGATGGACGCGGTAAGCGACCCCAGCATCGAAACGGTTGTCTTGATGACCGCTGCTCAAGTTGGCAAGACCGAGTTGATTAACAACGTCGTCGGCTATCACATCCATCAGCAGCCTTGCCCCATGCTTGTGGTTCAACCGACGCTGGAAATGGCGCAGACTTGGTCAAAGGACAGGCTTGCCCCCGCGATACGAGACACGTCTGTTTTGTTCGATAGGATCGGCGACCCGCGCGCTCGCGATGGTGGCAACACGACGCTGCACAAAGTATTCACGGGCGGTCATGTAACAGCCGCTGGCTCGAACAGTCCGGTGTCTTTGGCCAGTCGTCCATGTCGGCTTATTCTCTGCGACGAGGTTGACAGATACCCGCTCTCGGCAGGCACAGAAGGCGATCCTGTCTCTCTGGCCAAAAAGAGGGCGGCGACGTTCTGGAACAGGAAGATCGTGCTGGTTTCGACGCCAACCGAGCGTGGAGCGAGCCGAATTGAGCAAGCATACGAGGAAAGCGACAAGCGGAAATATTACGTGCCATGCAAAGACTGCGGCGAAGAGCAGGTGCTTGCATGGTCGAACGTCAAGTGGAAAGAGGGTGAACCGCATACTGCGGAATATGCTTGTGAGAGTTGCGGATCGCTTTGGTCTGACGCAGATCGGGTCAAGGCTATTCGCAAAGGCCAGTGGAAGGCCACGGGAACGGGCGACGGGAAAACGGCAGGTTTTCATCTTTCGGCGTTGTACTCGCCATGGACGTCGCTGGCTGAGATCGCCTTCGACTTTCTCGCGTCCAAGCGAGATCCAATGCGGCTCAAGACATGGGTCAACACAACGCTTGGCGAGTCTTGGGAAGATCAGGGCGAAACGCTGGACGAATACGACTTGATGAGCCGCCGGGAAGATTTCGGTGACCAGCTTCCTGAAGATGTGCTGCTGATTACAGCGGGCATTGACTGCCAGGATGATCGCTTGGAGTATGAAATCATTGGATGGGGGCGTGGCGAGGAAAGCTGGAGCCTCGACTATCAGACTTTGTATGGCGATCCCTCGACCTCTGAATTGTGGATGCGTTTAGACGCGGCTTTACAGAAGACCTATACGCACCCGACTTTAGGCGAGATGGCTATCAGATCAGCCTGCGTGGACAGTGGTGGCCATTACACGCAGCAAGTTTATAACTATGCGCGTCAGCGCGCTGGGCGTCGTGTGTTTGCTATCAAGGGCGTCGGCGGTGAGGCTAAGCCGATTGTAGGCAGGCCAACAAAGAATAACATTGGCAAGATCAACCTGTTTCCGGTTGGCACTGATACTGCCAAGGAACTGGTTTATAGCAGACTGAAGATGACGGACGAGGGCGAGGGTTATTGTCATTTCCCGTCAGACAGAGGCGAAGAATACTTTCGCATGCTGACGGCTGAAAAGAAGGTCACCAAGTATCACAAAGGTCGTCCGAGGCGTGAATGGATTAAAATCAGGCCTAGAAACGAGGCGCTTGATTGCAGGGTCTACGGGCTGGCCGCTTTATCTATATTGAACTTGAACATGGAAGCCCTTCACAAAAAGGCTGTTTCTAAGGTATACTCCGACGAGAAACCGCCCGCTGCGCGCGCACCTGGCTTGCCAAGGCGCAACAGCTTTGTCCACGGATACAGATAATGGCGAACCTTTTCGACGTTTCTAATGCACCGGAAGGCGAGCCGACTGAGATCGTGGTCGGCGACTTCATCCAGTGGAAGCGGTCTGATCTTGTCGGTGATTATCCCCCAGCTTCACACAGTGCTGAGTATGTAGCCAGGATAAAGGGTGGCGGCAGCAGCGAGATTAAGATCGCCGCGACGGAAGATCCAGATTATTACTTGTTCACTGCATCAAGTGCGACAACCGCTGTATACGAGTCCGGCCACTATTACTGGCAGCTTGAAATTGTTGAGACGTCCAGCGGCAACAGGATCGTCGTCGATCAAAGCGACTGGCATGTCGTTCCTGACCTAGACGACAATCAGGCTGATCCTCGCATCCACGCAGAGAAGATGATCGCCAAGATTGAAACCATCTTGGAGGGCAAGGCTGATTCGGATGTCGCCAGCTACTCAATCGCAGGCCGGTCCCTGTCGAAGATGTCTTTCGAGGAAC